TCAAAAGTAACCGCGCCTGTGATAGTCAGCTCAACAGTGCAAGTAACCTTGTCTTCCTTGGGGCTAGCTACGCCGTATGAAGTAACGAACGCAGTGAAGTCAGCACGTGCTGTCTCAGCGCCAGATACCCATTGGATAGCGTAAGTGCCTGAAGCGCCGTCAACGAACGCAGTAGCAAGCGCGTCGTGGTCGGTGTCACCGGGCATCCAGTTAAGAGTCAGTGAAATTGAACCGTTGTCCTTAGCACCAACGAGCTTACGCATGTCGTCGTCACCGTATGACAGCAGGTCAACAGTTGCACGGCTAAGCTCGAGAGCTGACAGGTCGTCAACTTCAGCGATCTTAGTAGATGCAGAGATAGTGCCGCTGATGCTAGGAGTGATGTGAAACTCAGTAGTGCGGCCGTGGAATGGGGCTGTGATTGCCATTAGTTTGTCCTCATTTGCAAATTAAGGGTGATGTAGTGGTGATACACACGTAGCTTGTCGTCGTACTCGGCGCCAAGATCATTAATGATGGCGTGAGCAGCACCATACCCATCGAGGGCAATCTCAGGTGCTATGAACTGGTCAATGATAGCCTGACGCATAGCCTCAATTTGAGACAAGCGCTCAGCTCGCAAAACCAGTCGAACCTCTGGCTCTAGTAGCACCGAAGTGCCTCCGTGTGTTGTGTCGTTGACGTTACCGAGCGGGCGGAATACTACCGCAGGCTGGGTGTCGCCTTGCTGGAACCGTAGGTAAAAGATACGGTCACCAGTGTGCGCGTTGAGGGTTGTATTACCCACTAGCGCAGATCTTATTGATGTCGCTAAGCTCATGTTACCTCCTACTCAAGCTCGAGCAGATCGTCGGTGATAGCGTCGGGCAACTGTATGCCGTCAGCACCGCCAGGTACAACAGACAACACGTCACCGTGTAGTGTCCGAGTCGCGATCTCGTCGGCCTGTATCACAATCATGCGATTGCGGTGATCGGCCATGGCTGATGAAAGTATACGCAGTACACGAGTACCAAACACTAAGAAGCTGTCGGCCTGTATGAAGTTCAAGTCGGAGCTGTTGTAGCGCATGTATACCGTGTAGTTTGTGGTTGAGTTTGTAGCGTTGTCAGCTGTGAACTCACCGCCTACCTTCGAGACAACCTCCGCAAAGAAGGTTCCTTCGTTGGTGTAGCCTGTCTCGATCTCGCCGAGATCACTGACAGTGTTAGCAGGAGTCATTAGTGTGACTTTGTGTCGGAGTCGTCCGGCTCGCATGTCTCCCCCTTACGCTAGGCGTGTTTTGTAGGGAGTGAGCAAGCGCTCCGCCGTTAAGGACATCTTGACGTGTGTTACGCCTTGTCCGGTAACCGAGTTCTCACGGTTCTCGTACATGTCACCCACAAGCAACAAGATAGCCGACTTGACTGAAGACGGCACCGACGACTCATCCACGTCGACGTATGTGACGGTGATGTTGAAGGGCTTGTTGCCGCAGTCGGTCGGCCAGTCCGATCCGAACGCGGGGTAGATGTAAGAGCGCCCGCCACGATTAACGAGACGGGTCGTGCCGTAAGATTGCTCAGCGCTTTCTGTGTCATAGTAAGACACACTACTCACGCTTTGCGCGTCGGCAAAGAGTACCAAAGCAGTAGCATCAGACGATGGAAACTCGTCATACTGCTCGGTCTTTGTTCCTGAGCGGAAGCCACGATTGCAGAATGCTTCCGGTGTTCAGTTGCAGCGTCGATCATTGTGTTGATCTCGGTCTGCTCGGCTGTGTCAAGAGTGCCGAGGCGTAGGTGCTGTTGCACTTCCGCTAGTGTTACTGGGTTAGCCATGTGGCCTCCTGTGGATTAGGGAGCCCTCCGAAGAGGGCGGGAGGTATTAGGTGTTTATCTGATTTCGGAAACTATAAAATTCAGAGCCTCTACTATTATGTTGTTTGTACCCGTAGTGTTAGCGCAGTGGATCTCTAAATAGTCACCTGTAGAGTGTTGCACGATACAGGAGAAGGTAAGCCCTTCAAGACGACCCGACGAGTTTGCAGTACCCAATGTGCGTGATGGGTCTCTAATAGCCCCCAGCTTGGAGTCGTAGAAACCAAACTCACAGATGTTGTTACTGCCCGAAGTAAAGGACAGAGAGCACTGTATCAGGTACTTCCTCTCGACCTCTGCTTCGTTAGTCAGTCTGTTGTTCGCGTGCGCGTATTTAGCGTTATCGGCGGATGCATCAGTCGTCCCTGCTACTTTAACGAAGGTGTCTGTAGCGGTTATGACACTGGCTGTGGTGTTATTACGCATGTACGCCTGTCCATTCACGGCTGTGTTAACGATACCCTTACAGCCTGAGAATAGTGACTTGTTAGAGTCCGTACCTACAGATGGCAGGTAATTACCACCACCGGCGAAGTTAATCGTGTCGAGGATGAAGCCCTCTGTAGGTATCCCCGCTAAGGTGTCTACGTCAAGCGCAGTGGTGGCTCCAAAGGCGATAATAGACGAGTAGATGATACGGAACCTGCGTGACACGGTGCACGCGCTGTCGATGTGTACGATAGGGGAAGACCCTCCGCTTCCTCTTAGTAGGCTGTCGGCAATACTGATAGTACCTTGGCTACCTGTGAACCGTAGGTTGTTAGCACCCAGTAAGGCGCCCTTAGTATAAACAAAATTGTCAGTGGTCCCTATGAGACCGACGTTAGGGATGTTAGTAAAGTTTACGCCCGTCCAATCCAGAGCTAAGGGCTGAGGCAGATTGGCGGTCCCGTCGATGTCTAGGCAGGTATCTACGTCAAAGAACGTGACGTGACGTATAGGTGTAGTCCACTCAGTTGTAAATAAAGCAACGCCCGCTGTTAGTCCTGTAGAGGTTATGAAGGCGTTCTCAGACGAGTGCCCCAAGATGCATGTGTTAAACTGCCCGACCATGCGTCCACCCATAAGGTCAACTGTACCTAGGAAGAAGTACGTATGGTCTCCGAGGAGTGTGTGTACTCCGGAGACGGGAGTGGGGAGGTCGTCCTTAGATGAGACAAACGTGAAGTTTGAGGCCGTGCCTTCAGGAACTCCAGCAGGCGTCTCGGGTGTAGTCACCGTGTTGGTGTCGAGTAGACTCCGAATCACCATGCCGGCACTCTGTATAGTTACTGACATAGATCACCCCGTTATTCTTGCTACGACTGTCTCACCCGAGGTGTTCGCCACAAGGACGCGCATCTCCGGAGCCAGCACCACTTCATAAATAATTGGCGCATTAACCGATGTTATTATGTCCGCGAAGTCCATCTCAGGGCCAACGCGGCCTTGTAGGACTATGATGTCACCGTCCGACAGTTGCGCCTGAAAGACGCCTGTGCGGTAACCGAGAGGAGCCGTGTGTACTGTCCCAGAAGTGTAAGAG